GTCTTCTGACGGGAACAGCCATTCGGGCAGGTCGTCCGTGTAGAACTCGCGGACCGTTTCGTCCCCGATGGCGGTGACGGTGAACGGCACCCATTCGTAGTTGGCGTTAAAGCCACACCACTCGCGTTCCTCGCCCGGCTGGCTACCGAACCGCTTGCTGCGGCAATCCAGGCAGGTCTGCGAAATGATGCCGGTCTGGTCGAGGAGCTGGGTCCAGCTCCGCAGCTCGGGGATGGCGACCAAGCCCTGCTCCATCCGGCAGCGGCCGATGACGCCACTTGCCATGATTTCGTGCTCGCCCGCAGCACCGCCTTCGTAGTCGTGTTCGTAGACCCAGTAAATCGCCCCGTCCAGCTCGCCACGGTTGACCATGTCCTCGGAGATGCCGGGCATGGGGTAGACCGGCATGAACGTCCGGGCTTCGGCGTTGTCGACGCTCAGGTCGTTGGTCGCCTCGATCGTGGACATCTGCACGCCAGTCGCGGCGTACCACGTCTGTTCCCCCAGTCCATCATTGGCGTCGTATCGCTCATCTCGGTTGATCGACGTCATCCGCAGGATGGTGCCGTTCGTGCATTCGATGTAGAGCAGGCGGCTCGTGCTGATGACGCCGCCGGCCTTGTGGGTCGTCAGCGCGCTGGGGATGGTCTTGGGCATTACTCGGTCAGCTCCTCGATCAACTCCAAGGAGCCGTTGGTGACGAAGACATCCCCCGACTTGTTGTCGATGGTGAACGGCAGGTCGTCGCGGTTGAAGCGGACGCACACGTAGTGCCGCCCTGACCACGTCAGGACCGCCCCGACCGCTGGGGCGACGCTGAACGTTACTTCGCCCGTGGCCGCGCTGACCGTATATCCGGTGCTTTGCAGCACCCCGCCTTTCTTGATCGTCAGCGGCGTGCCGTCGATCGCGCCCGTAGTGTCCGGCTTGGTGATGTCGCGCTCATACGTCGCGCCACCGCCCGGGTCATAGGTCTTCTGGAGCTGGAAGACGGTGGTCGTTCCGTCGCCAATCCCGAACTGCTCGTCCGTTGCCTCGAAGTCGAGGTAATCCAGATGCAGGAAGGTGTGCGCGGCGCCACGAACCGCCATGTGGACGCGCTTGATCGCGCGCGCGAACTCGGCTGAGATGTTGTTGTACGGCAGGACATAGCGATGCAAGGCCACGGCCCGGCGCACCTTGCGGCGGTTGCGCCCGCTCTCCATCGGCAAGATCAGGGTGTCGAACTCCGCCCCGCCCTGCCATCCGAAACCGGGACAGGGTTCGATCTGGATCGCGTAAAAGGTCATCGACGGCCCGAGTTGCGGCGCATGGCCTCGCGCGCGGATTCGCCCGCACGCTGAGAAACCTGCTGCTTGGAGCGGTTGTCAGCGCGGTTGAGCGCGGGGAAATAGAGGTTCTGCGTGAACTGCCCGCCCCCGCCCATCGACATGGCAGGTTCCAACGGCATCACGCGGCCTTGGTTGCCGGGCAGGAGCCACTCCTTGCCCTTGGAGAACAACACTTCGGGGCGATCGGACTCGCCTACTTCGTGGAAGGCGTTGGCGAACGTCGGGCCACCCAGCGCGCGGGGGCCGCTGATGCCCGAGGGAGCCGTGCTACCCGAACTCGCACCCGCGCTGTAGGAGGAGGAGAACCACGTGCTGAACAAGCCGCCGAGGAAGTTGGCGATGCCACCGCCGGACGTACCCTGTCCCGTGCTGCCGGATTCGCCGAGCATGCCCTCGACGAACCGCTTCTCCATGATTTCAAGCAGCACGTCGAGATAGCGGGAGGCGGCGCTCTTCAGTGCATCCCACACGCTCGTGCCGTGCGCGAGATCGCTCCGGAAGCCTTGCGCGGCATCCCGCAGGCCGTCCATCGCCTGCACTTGGTCCGAGATCAGGCGGGCTTGTTCGTGCAGGTTTTCGTTGGCGGCGATGATGGCCTGCCCCATCTCGCTGTTCGCGCTAACGCCGGCCTGCTTGAGCTTGTTGTAGGTGTCCTGCTGCTCGTTGTTCAGGCCGAGCATGTCGGTCTGTTCTTGGATGTCCTGCAGCACCGACTTGACCGGCGCGTCGCGCTCCTTCTGCAGCACCCCGATGCGCTGGTTGTATTCGTCGAGGGTGATCGTGCCGCCCTTGAGCAGATCATCGAGCTTCTTCACCTCGACCTGATAGGTGTGCATGGCTTCCGCCGCTGGGCCTTGGAAGCGCGCCACCATCTCGTCGGTCTGCTCGTTAAACTCCTTCTGGAACTTGGCGATGTCCTCATCTTTCATCGCTCCGGCGAGCTTCGTCATTTCATCGACGAACGCCTTGACCTTGTCGGCCGGCACGCCTTCCTTGCTGAACTGCTGGGCCTGCTCGTCGATCTCCCGGAGACGCTGGGCGTACTCGTCGGCGATCGGGTTGCCGGTCTTGTTGAGTTCCGCTTCCCAGTCCTGCTGGGCCTTGGTCATCTGCTCGATCGCGTGCGCGACCTGCTCGGCCTTGCGCTCGGCGTCCGACTTGCCACCTCGCCCCTTGTCCGGCGGGCCGGCAAAGGCTTTTTGCAGTGACTTCTGCAGCTCATCGGCGTGCTGACGCGCGGCAACTTCGCTGGCCGACATCCTGTGTGCCGAGTCCGGCAGGCTGCCGCTATCCGCCGTGATGAACTGAACGGCTGGCGCGCCCCTGGGCTTGGTCAGCGCATCAAGTTGGGCTTGGCCTTCCTTGGCCGCATCGCGCGCCTTACGGAAGCCCTCCGCAACGGAGCCGCCGGCAAGGCCGAGGCTCTGGATATTCTTCTGGACTTCGGTAAGCCCTTCGCTGATGCCGATCAATCCCTCGATCGCGATCGACACGCGGTTGACGGCGTTTTCGTAGCCCTTGAGGATTCCAGCGGCGCCATGGAAGGCAGCGCCCATGACGGAGGCGATGTCAGACGCGAGATTTCCGTTCTTGACGAGATCGACGAGGTCGCGAACCAGGTCTTTCAGAGTCGGGAGCAACTCGGAAGCAACCTGCAGCCCCACGCCCTGCAGGACACCCCTCAAATCCCCCAGCGTGTCCTTGAAATCATCCGCCTTGGCGGCAGTGTCCTCGCTGATGATGAGGCCAAGCTCGCGCGCCTTTTCCGCGAACGCATCCAAGCCCTGCTTGCCCTGGTTCAGGAACTCGGTCAGGTCGAGCCCGGATTTGCCGAACAACTGTTGCGCAAGTGCGGCCTTGGTCGTGCCGTCCTGCAACACCTTGAACTTGTCGGCCACCTCCGGCAGCAGCACGCCCAAGTCCTTGAGCTTGCCTTGCGCATCGACGACATCGACGCCCAGCGCCTTGAAAATCTGCGCCTGCTGGCTCTTGGGGTTGAGCGCGTCCGCCGCGTTCTTGGCGAAGATCTTCATCCCCTTCGCCAGCGTGTCCATGTCCGTGCCGGTCTGCTGTGCTGCATAGCGGAACGCGGAAAGGGTTTCGGTACTTACCCCGAGGCGGATGGACAGGTCGCGGGTTTCGTCCGCGATGTCGATGGAGTGCTTCAGCCCCTCCACCGCCGCGCCAACGGACAGCGTCACGCCCGCGAACGCAAGGAACTGACCCGCCACGCCGCGCAGGGAACTGCCGATGGACTTCCCGAACGCATTGGCGCGGCGCTCGATCTCCCGCATGCGCTTGTCGGTCTGGCGCGCGGCCTGATCCATGCCGGACGTGAAGCCGCCCATCTTCAGGATGAGGTCGAGCGTCAGCGTGCCGAGCGAACGAGAAGCCATTTAGTCTTTCCAGGTCCGCATCGCGTCTTCAAGGGAGATCGGCGCTTCATCCATGAAGGGCATGAAGGCCGACGGTGTGAACGGTTGCCCCGTCGCCCGGTCCTTGGCGCCCGCGAACATCCCCACCGCCGCCGTCAGGCGGGCGATGGCGTGGTCGGTACGCATCAAGGGACTGAGGGGGCCGCGCTTGGCTCGGTAGGCTCGCCAGACGGCGAGTTCGTCGAGGTCGATCGCGTGTTGCCACTCTTGGATCGAGCGGCCGCCGAGGGCGAGTGCGATCTCGCACCAGAACTCATCCTCGGCTGTGAGTTTTTTGGCTCACCAATCTGCGTGACGGCCGTGATTTCCTTAAACAACGGAAAGGCCAGCCACACGTCGAGCTGCATCGCATCCTCTAGGGACGGAAACAGCGGCTTGCCGTGTTCGTCGCAGATCGAGCGATACACCGCGACGAAGGGGCGTTCACGCTGGGCTGCGTTCGCGATCTCCAGCGCATCGGCCGATGAGCCGCGCCTGATGTAGACCGTGATCGTGGCGTCCTCCCACTCCCCGGTCCGCTCAGGGACTTCGGGGTCCGCCCACTCCTCCTGTGGCTTCAGGAGAGGACGCTTGATCTCGACATCACGCTTGAACAGCTTCTTGGGCACGAACGCACCCATCCGCTGCAATTGCTGCAGATCCATGATTTGTTCGCCGTTTGGTGGGGGCCGGATGCCGACGGCGAGGCGGCAGAGCCGGACTCCCCAAAGTCATTCAGGCCGTTAAGCCTTCGCCGTCCAGGTCGAGGCGCCCGTGCGCTGGACCGTGACCGTGGACTCGACCAGCGCATTGCCGGCGAAGTCGAACGGGAAGTCCGCGATGTAGCCCTCAAACGTGTACCAAGTGCGCGTGGTCGGCAGATTGAAGTTGCCGTTGGAATCCACGGTCGGCACCACGTCGATGCCATCCGACCAGCCCACCGCCCACTTCAGGGTCGGCGACGGATCGCGCTGCGACCAGCCGTGCATCGCCGTATGCGTGGTGTTGCTGGGATCGGGCCGCAGGCCGATCGTCGCGGCCGTCGGCTTGCGCAAGCCCGGCTTGAAGCTCGCGGTGGTGTCGGACAGACACGTGTCGTCGAGCTGGTCGGCGGGGTTGCCGCCAGGGTTGAACGTGGTCGCGCAGTCCACTTCGACCACGGCTTCGGTGTCGGGGTGGATCACGTAGATCTGCGTCCCCTGGGTCAGCTTGCTCATTTCAGGTGTATCTCCATCCGGATGGGAAAGGCCGCCTCTCGGCGGTCTGATCGCGGGTGCACGCCGCGATTTCTGTCAGGCGCGTGAGCGCCTAGCGTTGAGTCAGGAACTCAACCGTGAAGCTGTAGCGATAGAGCCTCGTGTCGGGTTCGCGGAACTCGCCGTTGTAGGCGGTGATGTAGGCCACAGGCTCGATCGCGTCGCGGATCGCCAAGGCCGCAGCGCGCACGGCATCCATGCCTTTGCCGTACACGTCGATCTGCACGGCGAAGCGGTCCGTATCAGGGGTGCCCGCGAGGCAGTTGGCTGGCTCGCCGCCGACGGTCTGCCAGACCGCGTAGGGCTTGGTGCCCTCCTGCTCGGACTCGCCGAACGCATAGACGCGCAGGGGCGTGCCCAACGCCGCCTTGACCGCGGTCGAGGCGTTGAGGGTTGCAAAAAGGGGTGGGAACATCACTTCGCCAGTTTGTCGAGCTGCTTGTTCAACTCAGAGACCGCCACATCCGTGGCCGTTCCCACGTTTTCCTCCAGCGACGGCAACATGAACGGCTGCGCCCGCTGGTGCGAGGTGCCGAACTCACGGAAGCGCCAGTAGAAGGTCGTGCCCTCGGTCGCATACTGCTGACCCACCCGCTTGCGTTGGCGGTTGAAGTTGGTGTTTGCATAGGACTTGGCCCCGCCCCGCACACCGACCCGCATCAGGATGTCGCCGGTCTGCTTGAACTGCTTGCTGCCGAACTGCACGGCGATGTTCTTGGCGATCGACAGCGGCGTCTCCGGCCGATCGAATGCCTGCGCCTTGGCAACGGCCGCATTCTTGACGACGTTGGCCGCCTTGCGCATTGCCGTGCGCGCACCCTTCGCCGCGAGGGTCGGGCCTAGCTTTTTCATCTTGTCCAGAACGCCGTCGAGGCCATGGATCGCAAATTCATTCGCCATCGCGTGTCTCGGTGCTGGCGCGCAGCCAGATCTCGTCGTGCTCGGCGCCCCGCCAATTCGGGAACCACGGTCCACCCTCGGTGAAATGGGCGATCTTGGGCGCCTCGGGTTTTGGCTCGACGTTCACCAGCCAATTCCATTCCCCAGGCAACTCGCCGATTTCCGAATCGGCCAGCCAGTAGAAGGCGTGCAGATCCCGGCCGGGTCGTTCGTTCACGTCCTGCAGCGATAGCCGACGGTTTGCAGGATGGTCGCAGTTCCACAGGATCACGCTCGACCAATTCTTGCGGCTGTAGTGCGTCTGCACCTGGCCGTCCATCTTGGTCCCGCCGCCGAACTGCCGATGCTTCACCACCATCACGGCTTTCGACGGGTCGGCCAGCTCGAATAGTTCGGCCACGTCGCCCATGAAGACGACATCGCAGTCCACAAACAGTGCCCAGCCCGACTGGCAGAGCATCGGCACGAGGAAGCGGCTGATCGCAAATTCAGTGGCGCATGGAGCGTTGCTCGGCAGGTCATACATCTGCCCGCGCATGTCCATCGCCCGGCGCAACAGCCCCGATGACGCAAGGCGCTCCAACTTCAGTGGGATGACTTCGACATCCCAGCGGTAGGCATGCAAGCTGCGCACCGCCACGTCATAGGCCGCCTGCTCGCGGCGGTCATGGCCGATGTAGACCTTCACTTCCTCGCCTCCACCCGCATGTCGCGGTTGGCTCGCCGTCCGTGCGTCTGCGGAGGCAGCACGCGAATGTCTTTCAGTCCGCACTCGACCAGCAGCGCCCGAATGCTCGCGGGTGTGTAGCCGTGCTTGTGCAGCATGTACGGGTCGCGGTGGTTCCAATCTCCGTAGATGGGCCACATCGCCATCTGGTCGGTCATGCCGGCCAAGAGGTTGCGGCAGGCCGCTTCCAGATTCGGAAGCTCCAGCACCAGCAGGCCGCCCTCCTTCAGGAGCCGGCGCCACTCGCCCACCAGCTCATTCGCCTCATAGCGGGCGAAGTGCTCGATGACGTGGTACGCATGCACCTCATCGGCGTAGCCGTCCTGCAGCGGCACCTTGCGCACGTCAGCGATGATGTCCGGCGCACCCATCTTGGGATGCGGCTGGATGTCGATGCTGATGAACCCCGGCAACCGCATTTTCCCAGCGCCGAGGTTCAGTTTCATTTTTGATAGATCGTGCTGTGGGCTTCGCCCTTCGGAGGCTCGGCCGTGTAGTAGTAGAGGGCGAGCGATCGGCGCTGGACGCCATCCGGGCAGGCGAGCGGCTCGGGATGTCCGTGCCAGCTCGCGCCGTTCGTCTCGAACACCACGCAGCGCCCACCGATGGGAGCAATGCACTTGGGCTTCTTCAGCCCGAGCTGCAGGTGGCCAAGCCAGTCGTCGTGCCAGACCTCATTGAGATAAATCAGGACGTTGACGCGGCGGTGCCAGCCCTTCGGGTGCAGGTTGAAGTCCACGTGCATCTTCAGGAACCCACCTGGCGGTATGCAGTGCAATCCGGCCCCGTAGAACTCGGGGTCTGCAAACAACCCGCTGATGCCGGTCATGTCCTCCAGCATCGCCACGTCCACCGACCGCGCGACCGCCAAGGCAGTCGGGGTCAGGCGCTCGCGGCTCCATTTGCGCTGGCCCTTGCCGTCTTCCCGCGTCCAGTCGGAAGCGGGCCATTCGGCATTGATCTGCCGCACGGTGTCGGCCGACAGGTAGTCGTCAATAACCGCGTGCCGGAAGGGCTTGTCGTACCTCACGCAAGCTGCTCCAGCATCCACGGCCAAAAGGTGTCGCTCTCGCTGTGCGACCACTGCCACCAGGCGAGGCGATGCAGGAACTCCAGCCGCGTGGTCGCGCTGGGCTGCTCCCTGAAACGGGCAAGCATGCTGGGGTAGATCGACGCCGCCGCGCCGTCCTCGCACACCACGGGGACACCCAAGCGCGTTGCATCCACGGCGACATTGCTATGCCGGCACACCACGAGCGAGATGCCTTTCAGGGCATCGTCGATCGGATTGGCCGACAGCCCGTCGAATATCACGTTGCGTTCAGCCGGCTTCTTGGGCTTCGGCCGGTAGAGCAGTCGCTTGCCAGGGAACGCCTTGCGCAACTCCACGGACTTGCGGGCGGTCCATCCCTGCGCGCCGATGGCATTGGACTTGGGGCCGTTACCGATCAGCAGGATGGGTCCTGCCGAATTGCCACTCCGTCCTACCGCAAGCTGGGACGACTCGAACCGGGCCGGACCCGGATTGCGTCCGGCCATGATCCGCGCAGGGCAATGTAATCCATCCAGCGAAACACGAAATCGCCGATTGGCGCCCTTGCGGTCCCAATACCCCGCGTCGAACGCGATGACACGCCCACCCTGTCGCTGGTGCGCCTGCGCGAGCGGAAGCCTGTCCGATCCGCCCATGCCGTACAGCACGAGCACCGCGTCCTTGCGCGGCACCCCTCGGACCACCATCGCGCCATCCAGCCCCAGGCGGACTGCGCCAAGGAACATGGCCTCGATCATCTGCCGCCCTTTCGGAGCGGTGGCTGGGGTCACGAGGAAGTCAAAGCGCATCCAGAAACGTCCGCAGATCCTTTGCCGCCTGCTCCACCGGATACGCCTTTTGCACGAAGCGATCCGAGATGTGTTCCCGTGCCGATTGGCTCACGAGCCAGTCGAAACAGGTTCCCAGTCCTGCAGGTTCCGCCGCCCAGTATTCGCAGCCGGACGCGGTTTCCAGATACCCACACTCGGCCTGCCCTACAAAGGGCGTTCCGCTGCCGTGTGCGTTCGCCAACTTCACGTTTGACTTCCAATGCTTCGCCGCGTAGCCATCCCACTGCCCACCACGCAGGGCGAGCACGATGTCGAGATCGGCCAAATGCGTCGGGTTGACGACGAACGCCCAGCCCCGCTTCTTGCATTCGCGCTCGATCACCGGCATCCAGCCGTCGAGATAGGCGGCACGGCCTTCGTAGCCGATGGTGCGCACGTGCTCGCGGATCGGATTGCGCTTGATGTTCGGGCGGTGGTGGTGCTTCAGGACAATGCCGGGGCGGCCATCGTCGCAGTCATCGCGCATCCGCTGGTTCGGCCAGATCACCGCCGTCGGGTTCAGGCGCTCAATCTGCCGGGTGACCCAGCCGATCGCATCTTTCTGCTCCCACAGCGCGGACTCCGGCTGCGGATAGGCATCGACGATGTCGTACGCCCACCGCCGACCGCGCAGGGACGCCAGCAAGGCATCCGGCACGCGCTTCACGACCACGGTCAGGTCCGACTCGCGGATGTCAGTGCCCGTCGCCAGCGGCTTGACCTTCGCCCCGCACGCATGACCGAGCTGACGCCCGCGCACCTCCCAACTGCCTGCCGTCCCGCCTCGTCCGGTGAACAGCAGTTTCATAGGAGTCTTGCGAACGCCTCGCCGGATTCGATTTCAGACAGTCGCCACTGCGCCCACGCGAGGCGGCGAAACATCGCCAACCGCCCCGCGTCCGTGTTGTCTTGTTGCCCGATCCATCCGGGCATCTCCGAATGCACCGGGATGCCCCACAGCAGCGCCTTGATGGCCGCGCCACTGCCCCACGTCCATACGCAGCGGGCGTGCGCCAGATCGTCATGCAGGGGCGTACACGGCCGCCTGCCGGGATGGCGACGGATGCGTCCGCCGACTCGCGCCTGCGTCTTCTCGGCCCAGCCCTGCGGCATGGCGACGCCTTCGGGGCCGATCCCGCGTTGCGGCAGGATCACGACCTCATGCCCGGATCGCCATGACGTCAATTCCACGCCCAAGGCATCCCACCGGGAGCCATCCCCTGCCGGGAAACAGCCGGCGGTGTTGTGCTTGCCGCGCGCCAGCGAATACCACTGACCCCCGACGAAGTCGTTGCCCCACGCCGCGTTCTCGGCGACCAGCACCGGCAGCCCTCGGGCCTCGAATGCCTGCGCCGACCGCTCTCCCGCACTGATGCGGTTCCACGTGACCAGGACGTCCCCGTCGCGGGGAGATTCCGTCAGGCCGTCAATGACCGCATAGCCGCAGCGTCGCAGCCCAGCCATGAACGCCGCTCGGCGCTCAGGGACTCCGTGGCGCAGGTTCAGCCAGCAACGCATCCGCCAGATCCATCTTGGGATAGCAGTCCAAGGCGCTACCGGGCGTGCAGTTGATGACCGTGCACCGCTTCCAATAGGCGAACTGCCGTTTGAACACCTCGAACCGATGGTCCGGGGTGTTCTTTAATTCGTAGTGTGTGCCCCCGACCCGCGCCTTCGGATGCGGTCCGAAGTAGTGCGTCCCGTGCATGTCGAAGCCCAACAGCAGGATGCGCGTCGCACCGAGCATGTGGGCGATGTGCAATCCCATCAGCCCCGAATTGGAGCCGCCGGGGATCTTGTATTGCTCCGTGCCTTCGACCTGGCCGACGCAGAACTTGCGGCCGGGGAAGACCAAGGCTTCCGGATGGTGCTTCCACCATGCCACGTCCACCGAGACCATGGCTTCCGCCCACGGCGCGAGCTGATAGGCATTCGACACCGCGACGCAGCGCAGATGCCGGACCCGATCGGCCACGGCCTGCGACATGCTCGGGCCGGTCGCCAGAACCGCAAACGTGCTCACTCGCCCTCGTTGACGCCCTGCCCGCACGGGATCGTCAGATAATCCTGCAGGCTGTTGTAATCCGGCAGGATGCCGGCCGGGTTGTAAATCTCCCCATCGACACCGTTCACCACGTGCACGAAGCGCATGGCGGCGGTCAGGCCCGACCGATAACGGATCGTGATGCGTGCAGCCATTTCCGACTGCTTGGCACCGGACTGCACATACTCGCGGGCAGACAGCGGTTCGATCGCACCCCACACGGTCGCGACCGTTTCCCACGCCTTGCTGATCTCGCCCGTGGTGGCGTCCTGGATCGGGTCGCCATGGCTGTCCTCCAGCGCGACGTACTCCTCGATCCGCAGACGATGCCGCAGCTTCCCGGCCGACAGGCTCATGCCATCCCCGGATCGCGATACGGGCCAAGAAGCGTGACCACTGGGGCCGGCAGCCAGCCGCGCGAAAACTCATTCATCTGGTCCGAGTCGCGGTTCTTGTCGAACCACGCCACCAGATACAGCACAGCCAGCTGCACGTCCTCCGGGACGCCAAGGACATTGCCGCTGCTGTCCTCAATCGCATCGCCCGCCGAATCTGTGAACTCGTCCGCGCCATTGCGGATGTAGTTCAGGACCGCAATGGAGGCCGCCTTGATGAGCAGGGTGAGATGCGTGTCACCGTCCGTGGTGTCGGCCTTGGTCTGCGCGCGGGCCTGATCCAGCGAGACGAGCATCGTCACCGCAGATCCCTCCCGTTCAAACCATCCTTGCCCGGCATGCCACGCTCGCCCTTCTCACCGGGGGCGCCCTTGTCGCCATCCTTGCCGTCGCGGCCCTTCTTCACCGCGAGGCGCCATTCCTCGCCGTCACCCGGCTTGGCCTTGGTATCCGACTGCGCGACCCAAGTCGAGCCGCCCCACGTCACCATGTCGCCCTGTTCGTACTCGGAGCCTTCCTTGAAGATGCCGCGATACAGCACCACCGGCATCACGAACGAGAATGACTTCTCGGTATCACCTTGCGCATAGCTGAAGGTGAAATGGCGCTCGCCGTCGTAGTGCATCTGCAGATCGTCGAACCCCAACCCATCCTTGCCGTCCTTGCCATCCTTCGGCGGAGGCATGCGGTCGACCGCCCGCTGCAGCGTGTCCTGCGCGCGGCGCTCAATGTCGAGGATGGCGTTCGCGAGCTTGGCTTCGGTTTCCAGCGCCCACTTTTCGCGCTCCGCGGACACGGCCTCCTGCACCAAGGCGCGTACCTCGTCGAGCGTGAAGCTCGCCCCGTCTTGGCCCGGTTCGCCTTTCTCGCCCTTCTCTCCGGGATCGCCCTTGTCGCCCTTGATGGATTCGCCCGGATCACCCTTCTCGCCGCGCAGGCCATCCGCGCCCTTCTCGCCGGGGTCGCCTTTCTCGCCCCGTTCGGGCGCGCGTTCCTCCAGCGCCTTGATGCGGTCGGCCAGGGGTTGCAACTGCTCGCCCACGTAGGTCTTGACGCGGCGCGCAAGGTCGCGGCCCCACTCAATCGGATCGGTCATGCCGCGAGTTCCGTGTCAAATGCGTCCATCGCCTTCTGCCGATCGAACGCCTTCGCAGGCTCGACGGGAGGAGCGGGAGGAGGCGTGGCCGTGCCGAAGGGGTCGGCGCTGGCGTCGCGCTTCATGAGCGCCTCCAGCGAGTAGTTCTGCTGCTGGGACCAGATCGTGTCGCCGCCCGGCACCTTCTTGCGGTTGAGTGCGGCGCGGGCTTCGTCGATCTTGAGGATGGACCCCTTGACGCCTTCGCCGAGCATGCGGATCTGGGTTTCCGAATCCATGCGCAGCAGGCCCATCTCGTCGAGGTCCACGCCGAAGGTCCGGCCGCCGATGCTGACGCCCTCGCCGATGCCGAGCCCATCGTCCATGCACAGCTCGAACTGCTCGACGTGGGACTGCAGGCAGTCGGTGTAGTAGATCGTGTTGAGTGTCTGGCCGTTCTGGTAGGTCGGCATCTGCCCGAGGCCGATCTTGAACGGCGGCACCTTGAACGCGGTGCAGACCATCTCCGCGGTGATCTTGAGCTGGTCGATCAACTGCGCGTCGGTCGCTGTCATGACCATCGGTTCGTAGTGCAGGCCATCTCCCAGCACCGCCACGCGGCCGGCGTTGGTGCCGGTGAACTTCTCCTCCCACGAGGTCTTCAGTCGGTTGGCGACCTCATCGGAGATGGTTCCCGGTGCCGTCAGCACGCCGGAGGGCCGCGCGCCGTTGGTGAAGAACGTCTTGCTCATCGACTGGATCGACAAGCCCTGTGCCGCCGCCAAGCCACAGGCGTACAGCGGCGAGATCCCCACGAGCGGGTGGAACAGGCAGTTGATCCGGTCGTGGATGATTTCAGAGGCAGGAACCGTCACTTCCTGCTGCACGCCGCTCAGGTTATCCACCTTGAGCGCATAGAAGACCGAGCCGTCCTCGGACACCAAAGGCGTCACGCGGCACGGGTCCAGAATGTAGAGGGCAATGACCACGCCCCGGTTGTCGCGCTGCTTGAGCGCGTAGGTGTTGCCTCGGGTGAGCTTGGAGATCGCCCAAAGCTCCTTGAACTGGATGTGGTTCTGGTAGCGGTTGGGCTTGCGTAGGACCGGGCTAAACGCAGGGCTGGTCGTCTCCGTCCAGATGCCGTCCTCGTCGCGCTCCACCAGGCGCGGGCGTAGCTTGCCCATGTCCTCGGAAATGCGGGACACGCAGGCATAGACCGCGTAGTGCGAGAGCTGGCTATCGACGGTCAGCGGGTCGCTGTTCTGCCATGCGCCCTGGTACTGCTCGCGGATCAGCGACAGCCAGCCACGGTTGCTGTCAACGGGCGAGAGATCCTTAGCAAATCGAATGTCCAGCCCGAAGATGCGCATCAGTCGGCCTTCATGTCCCGACGGCGGTATACGCGGCGCGGCTTCACGACTTCCTCGACCACTTCAGGCGGCACTTCGACCGTCACGCCGGCCTTGTCGGTGTACGTGACGCGGCCGAGCTTGACCAAGACTTTGGCCTCAACGGGCGTCACCTGAAACGAGTCGCCAATGGCCTTGTCACGATATGGCTTGCCGGCGACAGTTACTTCAACCTTCATGCGAACTCCCAAAAAGGCTGGGGGCCCGAAGGCCCCCAGCACACGGGGCTTACTGACCCCAGGTCACCGAGCCGAGGTACGACACAGCAGAGCTGCGACGCTTCGACCAGTTGACAACGCGCTCCGCACGCAGGGCCACCGAGTGGGTCTGGAACATCGACACCATCGTGGTCGCAGTCGGGGTTACCGAATCGTTGGTCGGGTTATCGAGCATCTGGAGCGAGGCTTCGCGCGAGATGTCCACCGTGACCACGCCGTCGTCCGACAGGTAGATGTCCTTCGCGTTCGCAAGGATCACCAGACCGCCCGCCGAACCGGCCGAGTTGTCAAGGTATTCCGACGCGATGACCGGAATACCCATCAGGGTGCCGCCGTTCATGGAGATGCTCGGGAACTCTGGCTGACCCAGCGCGTTCACCATGAGCGACAGGGCAAGCGCCGTGGTCGTGGTCATGATGAGCACTGCCTGCGACGGCGGGTTGTTGGCCGCGATGAACGGCGCGAACAGCGCACGGATGTCCGCACGAACCGAGTCGGCATCCGAACCGCTGGACGACAGCTCCGTGACACCGTTGGTGATCGAGGCCGGGGAGACGCCAGAAACGGCCGCCTTGGTCGGATCGACGAAGTCCTGGTCCATGCGCGCCACCAGCGAATCGCGGAGGCTGTCGCGGACAAGGCGCTCAATCGCCGGATTGCTGAAGCGGATCGAGTCTTCCGTCAGGACCGAGATCGCGCCGACCTTGGCCCAGGTGTGCTGGACGTTGGCGTAGTCGTACTTGGTCAGCGGAACCGGCTTGCCCTGACCCACCCAGTAGCCAGCGCCGCCGGAGGTCTGGCCCGCAACCTGGATGTTGAAGGGCACTTGGCGCAGCGACGGAATATTGCCCGTGCCGAACTTGCCCAAAATGGTCTGCGGACGCAGGTACTCGATGAAGTCGCCCGCGAAGTTCTGGTAGTCCACCAGCGCACCGGCCCACGTCGAGTCGGTCGTCGAGGCCGCCGTCACGTTGGCCTTGATGTGGTGCTCCAGATTGCCATTGCCGCCCAGCGCAGCACGGAGGCCGAGCGCCTTTACGATGCGCTCATTGTCACCGTAGTGGGTCTTGGCGAGGTTGAACGCCTCGCTGGGCACGCCACCGGACGCCGCGATGCAGAGCGCATAGCGGGCGAACTCGATGCCCTTCTCCAGCTCGGGCTGCTTGGCCTTCAGCGTCACGCCTTCGCGGGACTGCTCGCCCTGACGGGCGTTCGCGCCCTGCACGGGAGCCGCCTTCGTGGCGTTTAGCTTTTCGAGCTGACGCAGGCGAACGAGGTCAGCGTCGATGGTCTTCAGCTCATCGGAGAGCGTGTCGAACTCCTCGGCTTCAGCTTCGTCGGTCGAACGGCCTTCGCCAATCGCCTTCTGCATCACTTCGTCCATGCGCGCGGCCTTCGCGGCACGGGTGTTTTCGAGGTCGGCGATCTGCTCGCCGACAGTCTTGGTGGTCATTTACTTGTGTCCCCTCGGGATCAATTTGACGGGGCCCTTGCGGGCCGGTTTGGTTCCCGAATCGCCGGGAGACACGACCGCCTGCGCCTCTTGTCCTGACGCGGACAGGTGCTCTTGGTCGATGGACTTGATGGCGGTGATGACCGCCTCGGAATTGGCTGGGATCGTGACGAGCGACAGCTCCAGCCACTCCCATTCCTTGAAGCGCAAACCGCCGCTCTTCATGCGTTCCACGGCACCGTCGATCGCCTGGAAGCCGATCGAGACCGCCGACACGAGGTTGTATTTGAGCGAGTGGATCGCCTCGTCCACGCGATCCTTCAGGCGCCCCGCTTCCTTGATGACCGGCAGCTCGGCCTCGAACGGAATGCCCTTGGCCGTGGGTTCGGCAAACGTGACGTTGCCGACCGGAGCGGAATGCTGGTGCTGCCACAGCAGCTTCATCGGCAAGGCGAACTTCGCGCCCATTGGCTCCACGATGTCGCCCATGCGATCGGGGGAGGGCGTGGAGGCAATGCCCTTGATGCGCACGACATCGCCTTCGGCGCTCACGTCCTTCACATGAAGGACGGAGTACGCCCGGTGCATCGTCATTTCATGGCTCCAGAAATGCGAAACCCCGCCGTAGCGGGGTCAGAGGAAAAACATCTGATGTTTCGGTCTATCGGGGACGGCGGCGCTCGCGGCACCAATCGCCATCGCCAACGCCACGGCGGCGTCGATCTTGTTCACTGACTTCAGCTTCGAGAGCCAATGGTTGCCCCATTTGTCCTCCTCAGTCACCGCAGACATCATTGCGGAGACAAGGACTGGGTTTTTCTTCAGCCGGATGCGGCCTTCGAGCAGGGCGTCTTCCAACAACCGCACGGAGCCTGGCATCCACAGCCCTTCGGCGGGCTTGCCGGCGCGCTTCGCTGCCTCGGCCATTTTCTCGGTCGGCTTGCCTTTCTTCAGCCCACCCTGTGGGTGCTCCACATACGGGAGCTGCAGGCCGCACTGTTCGGCGGCCTCCTCGAATTTCTTGAAGGCGAAGCGGTCGTAGGCGACCAGCCGCACCTTGTAGTCCCGCCCGTACTCGACGAGGGTCTGCGCCACGTGCCGATAGCTGATCGACTCGCCCGCAGGCGCGTGGATATACCCGTCGCGCGCCCATAGGGGATACGGCAGCTTGTCCCGCAACTCGCGGGCCTGCAGCGTGTCACCCGGTGTCCACGCCTCGATCCAGGCGTCGTACAGCGGCTTGTCGTGCTCGTCCGTCCCCGTCTGGACGACTGCCGCAATCGCCGTGATGTCGCGGTTCTGCGACAAGTCCATCCCGAGGAACACGTCCTCGCCATGGTGCTCCGCGGGATCGAACTCGTGGAGGCAAGGCTCCAGCGTCGCTCGCGTCATCCACGCGGTTTCCGCATCCGTCCAGACGCAGAAGTGCAGGCGGAGAATGCCGTTCAACTGGCCCGGAATCGCCTTGGCCTGCGCCACGATCCCAGCCAGCGTTTCCTCTTCCATCGTGACGCCGAGAAGGGGATTGGCCTTGATCCAACACGTCGGATCGTTCAGCGGGTCGTCGCCCTCATCGAGCGAGCAGACATAGCTGAAGGTCGAGTCGTCCAGCGGTTCACCGACAAATGTCGGATCGTTCACGGCCTCCGTGTGCCCCGCCGCCACCTTGACGGCGTGCTCGTGCTCCTCCCACGCCACGGAATTTCGGTCCGTGCCGCTGTTGGTGATCATGAACAGCAGCGGGTTGCGGCGGAACTTGAAGCCGCGCTCCAGCATTTCGAGGATCTTGCGATCAGGCAGCTCGTGCACCTCGTCCCCGAGCACGAAGTACGGACGCGGGCCAGAACCCGTCTTGCCCGTGTCTCGTGAAACGGGCCGGAAGAAGCTCCCGCTGGCATGGTGGGCGATGTTGTATTCCCGCCCCGGGCCGCCGCTGAACTCCGTGCGCTTCAACAACGCCGGAGACTGCTTCACCATCTTCACCGCGTCGGCGAACAGAATGCCCGCTTGCTCACGCTTGGCCGCGGCGGCGTAAATCTGCGCCCCCGCCTCCCCGTCGGCCACCATGCCGAACAGGCCGATGCCACCGGCCAGTGGTGACTTACCGTTGCCCTTCCCCTGCTCGACGTAGGCACGACGGAACCGCCTTCGGCCGTCTTCCCGTTTCCAACCGAACAGCGACCCCACGATGAAGGCTTGCGATGGATGTAGCTCAAAGGCGCGGCCGTCGAACTGCCCTTCCGAGAGCTTCAGCACCCCCTCGAAGAAATCGAAGGCGTACTGCGCGGCCTCGTGGTCGAACCACAAGCCGCGCTCATGGCCGTCCTGCAGATCCTTGAGATGACGCCTGCAGGCGTTGCGGACGTGCGGCCCCGCGACAATCTCGCCAGAGACAACCGCCTCGGCGTAGGCCCTAGTTCGGTCGGCCAAAGAATCGGTCTGCCGGATCGCTGTCGTCGCCGGCATCGTGGTTCACCTTCGTCTCGTCGACCGGCGTCGCCCCGAGCTTCGACAGGATCGAACTGAGGGCTTGCGTGGCCGAGACGCCGAAATCAGCCTCATCCATTCGCGCCGTCCAGATGCACGCCAGGCGCAGCAATGGACGATGTACCGAATGCAGCCATGGCATCTCCGCTGCGTACTCAGCCCACGCTTCCTTCTGCGCATCGGTCATGCGGAGATACGGCTCACCCAGCGGGCGGGTCCGCTTGGGTGCCTTGCGCTCGGCGAATCGGCCGGGGTCATGCAACGCCGCCCCCGATACCTCGGCCTTCATAGCGGGCAGTCGAGGCTTCGGCATTCAGGTCGTCTTGGGAATTGCGGATGCGAAAAATTCAG